ATGTAAGTGACTTAGCAAAATCCTTAGTAGAATCTTGTATCACCATTACACATATTCCACCATCCTTTAATACTCTAAGTAACTGTTCACCAAGTCCATGTAAATCTAATTTATAACCATTATAATCTCTAAGTGCATCATAAGGTGGAGAAGTTACTACCAAATCAATATATTCATCAGGAAGCGTCTTCAAATATGATATATTATCCCTGCAAATAATTTTGTTGACTGGGATTTGCATTTAGATTTGCTCTCTCTAAGTATTCTACAGCAAGTTGAAGAGATTGTAAATTATCACCACACATTCCCATTCCTGTATTACAAAGTTTACATAACCACCCACGAAATTCACCAGTATCATGACAATGATCTAATTGCCATATCCATCTACCATCAACCCCTTCAGGTACATCCTCTTTGGATTCGTACACTGGTTTACCACAACATTCACAAGATTCACCAAACTCAGGTGGTTTCAAATTTTTAAACTTCTTTGTAATAGCACGACGTTCTTTATCTAATTTAGATCTACAATCATCACAATGAGTATTAGTTCTCTTACGTGTACCTGTTCTAGGGTCGTCTGGTCCCTTATTAATAAACTGATTTACATAATATGGAAACTCAATATTGGGTTTCTCAATACCACATATAGAACACCTACAAGTTCCTTCTGCAATGTTACTTAAATCACGTTGTTTCGGCATGTCAAATGTTAATTTCACATAGTATAACCCACCCTACATGAAAATGCAAGGTGGGCTAACCAGTTTAAAAACTGTCCTATTCGTCGTACACTCTACACTCTAATGCGTCAGGATGATTATCACAATAGACTTCAAGATGTTGATCCTGATGCCTAGTGTGCCAATCATTTATCTTACCATCACCAGGATCTACTTCATTCTCCTCATGAGCATGAAATGCATCATTATGAAGTTTTAAATCTTCTTCACTGTACTCTAACATACCATGATTAACATGTTCTTTATGATCTTTAGGATCAAGATAAACCTCATGGTTTAAATCGTGTTCTGGAACTTTAGTAGTCATAATTAAAATAGAATAATCACCTATATTTATTCCTATACAGCGACTTCTAACCCTCTAAGTGCTTCCATCCTAACAAAGATAGCATCCATGTTATAATGCAACTTATAATTGTCAGTTATAACATAGTGTCCTATGATTTCCTTACCATCATCAGTCCAACCATATCCTTTTACACGTTCTTTAACACCATCAATCGTCATTCTTTTGTGTCCGTGAAGATAGGAATGGTATCTGTCGTCTAGGTTGATCATTGATTTTTAAAGGTATGTGAGCATACTATAACATTATCTATAATAAAAGCAATGATTCTTTATATTGTCTTTTTTATTGTGCAATAGTTCTTAGCTATTCATCCTCATATCTATAGAATGGTCCATATGTACCCCTGCTACCAGGCTCACGTTCATCAATTTGATCTAATAACTCATCAGCAGATATAATACTATCTATCTGAGCAATGAGTTTAGCAATATGAGCTACCATATGAGGTCTTTCAGTTCTTGATGCAAATGATAATGCATTACGCAGACTTTTCTCTGCATCTCTCATTGATTCTTGTACAGTGTCAGATAATGCCATAATTAATCTTCCTCATTATATGGATCAGTGTTTAAATTTGTTTCATGTAAGTGAATTGAATCCAACTTAAATCTTTGACGTTCTTCTTCAGTTGGTGGAGTATATGCATACCCATATCTTTCTAGTGCCTCATTAAACTCTTTACCATAAACATCACCATTCCAATAATCATTCCATTCAGTAGTGACTCCATCTATCTTCAATTCCTGAATTCCTGGTGCTACTTCAACATACTCAGGATTATCATGAACTTTAATATTACGATTGTTATTACCTCTTAATAATGCAAGAAGTCTAACACTATCATTATAACATGCCTTATAATATCTCATGTTATCTTTAACCACCTTGGTTATGATATCATATATCTCTTTAGGAGTACATTCTGATTCCATAGCATCTCTGATTGATTCCTCAAGATGATGTATAGAATATGATTTATATTCAGGATTCTCTGTCATTTTTATCATATTGGATCGCTTGTTCAATAATAACCTGTATTTCCTTAGAAGTCAAGTTGTTTAACCATTTCCAATCAGGATCTTGCTTGTCCCATTCCATACTGTATGATCCATCTTTATTCTGATGAATCTTCAAGGAGTCGTTTTTCAGCATCTCTTTCCTCTTGCTTAATCCTTCTTCTCACCATTTTAGCATAATATACTTCCTGCTCGGTATACCATTCAGGATGTTTCTTTGCTCGTTTAATAATCTTTTTTGCTGCTTTCTTGTCCTTCACTATTGATTTTTAGATACTCCACTGCTAGAGTATCTATATTACTTTCTTCTAGGTTTGTATGGAGCATAATTGATATTACCAGCATGTATTGGTCTATCAACATAAGCAATATCCTTAACTGCTTGTGATGATTTCTGCAATTGTTCTATTGCTGCTAATAGTTCAGGTGTTTCTTCCCACTCCCAAATCTGATTACGATTATCACCCTTCTTTTCAATTGTATGCTGTTTAGTTGTCATTTTGTACTCCATTCTTAAGTATTTGTCCTATAATAAACAGTGGAACTGCTGCACATGCTCCACCAATCAGAATAAATCCGACTTCTGTAATAATATTGTTAATCATAATTTACATACTACATCATAAAGGCTAACAATATTTTGAGATGGATCTACTACCTTTCCCAATAAATCTTTAAGTTCATGCACTTGCTCTTGAGTAAGAGTAACTGACCTATTTGTTGTACTAGGTTCAAAGTTTGGTCTGTAATTAGTTCCTACAGCAGGATATGGATCTGTTTTAGCCATGGTCTTTCCTCTTAGATTGTTCTTGTTTAAGTTGTCGTTCTAATTCAATTTTAATAGAAACCAACGAATGATTAAGAAATGCTTCCCACTGATTATCCTTTATCAAATCTTCTAAGTGAGCCACATGTTCTAGTGCAAATACTAATTTAGTATGGTTATTCATTCTTGGCATCTTTCTTATTCTTTATATCATATTCTATCACAATTTTTTTACTTGATCTACCAGCATGATCTAATGTGCTGTATTGATTCCATTCACCTTTAAGTAATCTTTCCATTACCTTTTTATCCAATCCAGTCAATTGCTCACAATTCTCAACTGACTTGCGAACTGATTCTAACCCATCAGGATATACCTGAATCCTAAATCCATGCCTATCTAGTTCATGGCCCTCCTCATCATACTTCTTTTCATCTATCTCAGATTGAAATTCACTCATTCTTTTGGTTGCGATAAATCAGGCATGTACTTGAGCATCTCATTATCTCCTAATGCATCCTGTAATACTATACTATAAGTCTCTCTTGTCTTCATCTCCAATTTCACTAAAAACTTACACATTTGTTGGAGTGTATCAACATCATCACATTCATCAATCTCTCTTGACATCTTCTCATATTCAAACTGTTGTGATGTGTTACGCAATTCAATTTCATCAGGATTCATTGTTACCTACCTTCTGTTCATAGAATATATTATCACCGTAACCAATCATAAGTTTATTCCATGTACCATTCTCTAACTTCTGATATACTTCTCTAATCGATTCTCTACCCTGATTAGTTGTCCATACACGTACCCACCATTCATTATCCTTATCATATGAATATCCATCATCTTCCATTTTAGAGAGAATTGGATCTACTTCCTCATTACCAGTCGTATTAAATCCATAAAATAGATTAAATATAAACTTATAGAATGCGTCTAAGGGATTCATCTTCTTTATAAAAGTACTATGAGTATAACAAGAATTATATATTATGTCAAGTACATAATATAAAACTCCCGTCTGTTAGTAGGTGACGAGAGTTTCTTTTTACTATTAAATTTTATTGAAACTAATTAAGGTGGATGTGAATAAGGTAGCATTTTGACTCTTGATAAACTACAATTAGACTCTAAACCTAAATTAGAACCTCCTTACAGATTCGTTTACAAACTGATTGACTTTCATCACACTCGATTAGGCACTCGTAATACTCTGTGATTAAATCATTATGTGGATCGAACACCTCTTCAGGATGTTTTGATCCTGCTAATTGATTAAAAGGGACTAAGTTGTGCATAATCGGGTCTCCAGATACAACAATATACCATAATATAAACTCATAACAAAGAGTTTTAGATCATCTTGTTTACCTTAACTCTTGATATTATTTATCATAAAATCAACACAATTGCAAGTACGGTTTTACAAAAATAAATGCCTACGTGTTTATACTTACCCACTCTTTGTACTCTGCTACTTGATCTTCTGTCCAATCTTTCATATAATGTTTACCCAAGGCTCCACCCAATAAAGTAACACTAATACCATTGAATGATTCAACAGGTGGTAGATTATTCTTCTCTCCTGGTTTTAATGTGAAATAAGGATTGTCCATCTTTTTAACAATCTCTATGACTTCTTCTCTTATCTCCATTAACTCATGATAGCATTTCTGATTGTGGGAACATCCACGTAACTCATGATCTGCTTTATATAAGGATTCAAGAAAGAGTGAATGTGCTCTTGTCCACTTCTCTTGCTTAGATTCCTTCTCTTGGATTGCGTTCTGATCCTTCATTTAGTTTTCTTTTTCGCCTTTAGTATGTATGACTTTGCATACTGAAAGTTTCTTGCAGTATGCACAAATTCACCGTTATGGATTATCATAAATTTCTTACTATTCATTAAGGGAACTGCTGCCCACATTCCATCCTTAGTAACATAACCAGTTTCCTCTTCAATTGCTTTCTTATAGAATGTTTGATAGTTTCCCTTCATTTCATTTTATAGTACTGTTTACCAGTAGTGTCCTCCATAATATCTTTAGTAGGAAAAGTTACTAATTTCTCCCAAGGACACCCACATACATCATCAAAAAGAACAGCAGCACGATCACCACTTATCCTTTGCACAAATCCTCTATATCCACGATAGATAGAGGACTCATTAATAACAATAACAGTAGTTCCTGGTAAAATCATGTTAACTCCTTAATCTTGTCCTTCCAATACTGACGATCATCATCATCTAGCCAAGGGTTATGGGACTGAACCCAAGCATGTTGTAACCATTGCTTGTTAGTCCAGTCCCTTTGTGGTTGACCTTTGTACTGTTTAGAACTTGGCATTTACACTAACGACAGTAGCATTAGGATTACGTGCCAGTGCTACCTGTTTTGCTTCATCATAGTTCTTTGCATGTACTTCCTCATAGAAGACAGTACCAGCAACGTACAGTTTGACTTCGCAACGCATGAGAGGAATCTCCTTTGGTGATGAACATATTATACTGTATTTACCTATCAAATACAGTATCAGTGGACACTTTATTTTTTGGTCACTGAAGTAATGCTAAGATTAAATGCTACAGTCTTTCTTACAACATCACTTTTATGAGGAGATACACCATGTTGTAGATGAACTGGAAAAAATATAATATTTCCTGCTCTTAAATCTGGAGTCCACTGACTATAATAATCTGATGTTAATTCTTGTGCTCCTGGTGTTAATATATCATACCTATCCCTAAAATAAAATTTAGAAAAATCTTCTCCTTCATTTGCAGCAAATACACAAGCAAAATCTTCAATACGATCACCAAATTTTACTGATATATGATCATGAAGTTCTTGATGATCCCCTCTTTTATATAAATTCAACCAAGGATTACACATAATAAAATCAAACCCCATATTAATCTCAGTAGCAAATAGTTCTAAACTAGGTTGAAATAAAGGAACCCATTCTTTTGCTTCTAATGGTATTCTATTTAAAGAACAATAATCACCCCAATCATACTTTGAATTATCAATAGATGTTTTATCATAATTATTAATTTTATTAATTAGTTCTTCAGCATTGGGAGCCACGTACTGCATATAATAATTAGAAGGAAATAAAACTTTTTTCATCTCTTTACGACACTAATAGCAGGCTCTCCTTGTACAAATACTGTATCCACTACTGCCTGTACTTTTCTGGCTGTGCTAATACCTACTTTAGAATATATAGGAACACATACCAATCCATAGGTTTTCTCTTTTGCCCCTTTACGGATCACTCTGCCTATTGTTTGACTAATTCCGATATAATCCATAGAACGTAAGAATAGGACTGCTTCTAGTCCCTTTACGTTGATACCTTCAGATAATATACTATGATGGAGTACAACAAACTTCTTATCATTATCTACACCCCATACTCTCATTGTCTCAAAGAACTCTTCTCTTGTAACCTTCTCACCATCAATATATGCACCAGTCTTTGAAGTGATGAACATATAAGAGTAACCACGATTCTTTAACTCATCAAGAAACTTAGGATAAGAAATTAATCCAGTGATTTGTTTGGTTGACTTAGCACATACAAGGATCTTCTTAGTATTATGATCATCAATGTTATCAATAATTTGATTGCATTCTACATCAAATGTTATTTCATCCTTCTGTAATATATCATTCTTGTACACCTTTACTTTAGGTGGTAGGATATATCCTTGCTCTACTAATTTAGGTGCAGGTACCTTGCAGATTACCTCACCAAATATGTCTGACTCATTCATACCTACCTTCATAGGAGTTAGTGAATGTTTTGGCGTAGCAGTGAAGAAATAGCATCTATCTGCATATAATGAGAAGTATTCTACTGCCTCAATGAAGTTTTTCTGAACACTATTGTGTGCCTCATCAAAGTATATTGTGTCTATCTTTATTCCTGCCTCTTGAAGTTTATGTAAAGAATGATATGTTGTATGGATTATTCTATTATAATCCTTCTCATGATCGTGCCATTGTGCTATCCATTCAGGATTAGTACCACCCACATATCCTCTATAACCTGAATGACAATGAAATATCTTAGCATCTACATACTCTCTAAAATCTTCACAGAGCTGTCGTGCTAATAGAATCCGTGGTGCCACTACCACAATTGTCTTTCTTCCCTCTTCACACTGCCTTACAGCATCTTTAATAGCTACAAGAGTCTTACCACCCCCAGTAGGAATGATAACCTGACCCTTGGAATTGCTTGCTATTGCATCCAGAGCAGTCTGTTGATGTGGACGCAGTTGCATCGTGTTCCATTAATATGGATATATTATAACATTAAAAAAACCCCTCTGGGGTTCTTTGTGCCAGTTGTCCTATTGGTCCTTTAAAAAATTATAGAGCTTGTCCTACAAACCATACAAAGGTATGTATAAGAATTGATATTTTAAGCAACTCCTATATCAGTACCACCACTACTTGCTGATGTGTTTGCTTGTTCTCCTGTC